TTCACAAGTTTAGAGCGCACAATATCGGCCTCTAAGAAATCAATATAATCAAAATCGGATAATCTGTCAATCACTTTTATGAACTCTTTTAAGCCATTACGCTCTTGTTCACGACTCAAGTCGGACTGACGGAAGTCTCCACAGAAAATCACTCGGCAGTTCTTACCGATACGTGTGATAACAGAATCAAGTTCATGGAAAGTCATGTTATTGATTTCATCAACAATCACATAACAATTATTCAATGTAGTACCACGAACAAATGAGGTACTCATAAACTCAATAGCATTCTTTTGTTTTAGAATGTCATAAGCATCTCCACGCTCAAAGAGCTCACTGCAAATTGCATAGTACGGAGCTTCATAGACCTTCATCTTTTCTTTTTGAGATCCTGGTAAGAATCCCATGTCACGAGTTGGAACAACTGAACGAACTATATAGATCTTTTCTTGTTCGCTCGTGCCACCAATCAAATCTTTGATTGCTAAATACATTGAAAGAAAAGTTTTACCAGTACCAGCCATGCCATGAAGCATGAGATGCTTGCCACTATGGAATGCATCAAATGTTTTCTTTTGGTTGTCTGTAAGTGGATGAACTCGTTTTAGATTAAAATTTGGAGAATTGAAATTAGGTTTGTTGTTCAGCAAATCTTGCTCTCCGTTTTGACGTAGAATTCTCTTTTGTCTTTTGGTAAGTCTTGCTTCAGTCACGAATCATCCTTATTTTTTGTTTTTAGCTTTGTTAACAGCTTCGCGAACCTTAGTGGCTTTAATGCCTTTGTCTCCATATTGTTGAGCGAGTGGAGAAGCCGGATTTGCGGAGCCAATCCTATTTAACAGATCGTTAAATCCACTGTCAGTCTTATGAGTAACGCCTGCAATTCCAGAGATGAAAGCAGGCGCACCAATAACCAACTGTGCGTGTGGATTAGCTACAAGGTATTCGTCTTTTCCAGAAATAGAAAGAAACTCTTCCCAGGTTTCCCCAGTTTCTTTATCTCTAAACTCATAGATTGGCATTAATAATCTTCTTCAATTAAATCAAACAGACCGCTTTTAGTTCGAGAACGAAGAGCTGAACGAATTCGTTTCTCTAAAAGCTTTTGGCCATGATTTTCGTAGTGGTGGTCTTCATAAAGATCATCATCATGGCCATAGTACTTATTATTCCGCTTAACTGACTTGCTCATTGATTAACCCTGGAAATGCGAGGTTGACAACTTTGGTGGAGATAGTACGAGGTAGTTTCTTGTCTTTGACGGCGATTAATAAATCGGCATCACGCTTATCAATGGACTCAAGGAGACCAATGAAAAGCATTTCACGTTTCAATTGTGTAAGACCTGGTTGGTTTCCTTTCAGGTACATGTAGAGAGTACGAGCTTCTTGGTGAAGTCGTCCTTCTACGTCTAGATACTCACATGGTTTAAACGGTGGAGATCCTTCAGGGATTTCCCACTCAACACCTGGCACAAGAGCCAGTTCAAGAATATAACGAAGAGTTGATGAATCATTGTCGCGAAGATACTGAGCACGATCTTCTACGACTTCGATTTTTGATGCTGCTTCTATAATTTGTGCAATTGTATGTCTTGGCATATTAAAACTCATTAATACTTTCGAGGAGGTTTTTGAGACGCTTTTCAATGAAGTAATTGAAAAGCTTGCTACGTCCTTTGCCTGCCTGAGCTTCATACTCAGTAAGCACTTGAGAACGTAGGTTTTCTGGAATGAAGTTCAAATCAACAAGTTGCTGATTACGAAGGTAACCACGTAACATGTTCTCATCACAAAAATCACGAGGATCTTGCTCAAGCCATTCATCCAGTTTCTTTTGGCTAATTGGCTTTTGACGAGCACCGACTACAAACGTGTTGTCAGCCGAAAGGAAGTTAGGAACACCATCACCCACGTCGCCGCGAATAATATGCTCCTTCATGAAGCGATCAGGATCGTTAGTGGTACGCCACTTCTTCTGAACTGGATCGTATTGCTTGACATTCATGTAACGCTGCAACTGGACAAAGTCCTTGTCGCCAGACATGATCAGGATCTTTTCTGAAGTATCGCCGAACTTTTCGACTAGAGTACCAATGACATCATCGGCCTCGGCGCCATCAATTTGAATAACACGATAAGGGAAGTATTCCTTGAGTTCCTCACGAACCTTGCCGAGCGTATCAAAGATCTGAGTCCAGTTGAGCTCAGACTTCTCACGGTTCTTACGGCGATTGGCTTTGTAGTAAGGAAAGATTTGACGACGCCAGTTGTTACCGGCATCGCATGCAATAATCATCTCACCGTATTCATTCTTAAACTTTTGGTTATACGAACGAATTGAATTTAGAATCATATGGCGAAGAAGATCTTCTTCAAGCTCAGTGTTTGTGTGGTTTCCAAGCTGAACCATCAGATTGGAAATCATCACCTGAGACAAATCAACAATAATCATAATATATTACTCTTCATCTTTGTTAGGAAAATTGTACGTGTATGCAACTGTATTATCTTCATTATAACTAAAATCAAAAATATTGTCAACCATATTATGAAAAGGATGTTCAAGACGATATTGGCGGCTAATCATAGACTTAGTCGCTTCCATAATCATGGCAACATCTTTGATGTAGTCATCAGAACTTACGTCAAGTCCATAAGACCCAAACAGTTGAATGAACTCAGGAACCATATCTGACATGACTCCGTCAACATGCTCTTTACGATTCTGTGTAACCTGATCCGCAATTTCTTCTAGTGTTTGCGGAGGAGATTCTCGTTTGAATCCAGGAAAGAGAACGATGTTATCTGTCACTTAACTACCCTTAAGAGAATACATTCTTGATTAAGTCGCCCATTAGGCTTGCTTTCCGCTGTCTTTATATTTGACATAAACGACCTCAGTCCAACCTTGCCTACTGACAAGAGACCCGTCAGGGATTCTTCTGGTTTTCGTAGAGTCTTCGATGTACTGGATTCTACATCCCATCCAGTAAGAGTCGTTCCCTTGACTTGAATACCCGCAGGTCCCACCGCTAGGTACTGAGTTAGTTTGCGATATTTGGTGTTGTACACCCATAGCTGTTGACATCCAATAATTTCTGCCGGATGTACCGACACAATTTTCAGTGAAGGTTCTTCCTTCTGATACTTTAGGCTCTTTACCAGATCAACGGCCGACTTGACCTTCTTCTCTTTAGGCTTACGAACCTTTACTACCTTTTTATTATTTAGGTATCTTTCGATGTCAGCAAAGAAATTATTCCAAAAATTTAACCAGAATTTTAGACGCTTACCAAAAGCTTCCTGAACTTGTTCATCGTTAGAACGAATCTCATCCCACTGTGGACGATAGTAATCAGAAACAATATTCAGGATTTGAGGATTAAGTTCCTTGGCCTGACAGAAATTGTACATGGAGAATTCTTTGCCATCCATGACAAGATCAATTTCTTCTTCAAGATTCGTGATAATGATGTTGGCCTTATCACGAACACGAGCTTGAATATCAACAACTGGCTTAGCTGTTTCTTCGACTTCGTCGACTACCTGCTTGCCAGCCTGAATGAGATTTTGCACGTTGGTCTTAAAGTATTCCACATTCTTTTCTGGTAGTTCATTACCATTGGAAAGAATACGAGCAACACTACCAAGAGTCTTAGAGATCTTCCACTTAGGAAGCTTTCGGATAAAAGCAATATCACTCTTGGTATAGTTCTTTTTCATATAGTCAAAGAACCATTCACGAGCATCGTCATCGCTGCCCATGTAGTTATACCAATTCAGAGCATCTGTAAAGTTGCTAACAACAATAGGTTCTGGTCCATAGTGCTTATCATCAATCGATTTGATAGTTGCACGAGACTTTTGCTTTGGTTTAGCCTTGGTCTTAATACTGATAGCCATAGTTTTCCTCTTTGATTATAGACTAAATCTACATCAATTTCAAAAAAATGTCAACCACTATTTTTTGTGCGCATATATTTTGCAATCATATGCATGATCGCTTGGTGCACATCTTCAGCGGCTTCATACTCATTTATATCTACGTGTAAAGAAATATCGGCCAGCTCTCGAGCTTTGCCACCATCGAATCCTGTAAGAGCAATAGTCTTCATTTTCAATGACTTAGCGGTTTCAATTGCCTTGACAACATTCGGAGAATTGCCACTCGAAGAAATGGCCACGAGTACATCACCTTCTTGGCCAAGAGCATCGAGTTGGAATGAGTAAACATCATCATAAGAGATATCATTTGAGATAGCTGTCATGAGTGGAATATTTGCTGCCAAAGAAATAACTCTTGGGCGCAGTCCACCTTTCTTACATCCCTTGGTATAGTCACATGCCCAATGCTGAGCAATAGAAGCAGATGCGCCGTTACCAATAGTATAAATGTTATTCCTATAATTGGAAATGCTTGTCATCCAAATAAGCTCTGCGGCTTTTTTAAATTCATCATGATCGATACTTGCAAAGCCAATATTAATTAGGCCCATGTGATCGAATATAATATCAGTCTCGATAGACAACTCTTGCTCCTTCATGTGAGATGCCTACATCAAGGCATGTTCTGTCTGAGAATTCTTGGCGGATTGCACTCTTTGAATCTGTGATTGCTAGCATATATCCACCACCGCCAGCACCGAGCAACTTAGCTCCATAAGCACCAGCAGACTTACAACGTTCGTACATAATATCTATATCGCTATTAGAGATCTCATTACTCATCTGCTTCTTCAGAATCCATGCCGAATCAAGCAATCTACCATAGTCGAATGGATTTACAAGTTGAGTGCCTTGCATATCTGCCATACGAGCTAGTTCACGAATGGTAAATGTCTTTGCTTCAAAGTTAATGGTATCAAGGATTTTGGATGCATGATGCTCTACATTGGTAGGAATCAATATCATATAGTTCTCGATTCCCATTGAGTCTAGGCGGTTTACATCAACACGGCCGCTGTTCGAATACTCGATGTAGTTCATGCCGCCAAATGCAGATGCAAACTGATCTTGCATACCGATCTTCCAACCGCACATGTCAATTTCAATATTGCAAGCAGTCTTCGCAATAAGATAAGGGTTTACGTATTCATAACCAAGATATGCTGACAAAGCCTTAATCAGAGCACAAGTAAAAGCAGACGATCCACCGAGACCGTTGCCGATCGTAGGGATGTCTGCGAATGATGTGATCTCGATGTTGGATTTGATGCCAAAGAACTTCAGTGCGTTACGAACGATTTCATTTTGAATATCGTCTACATCAGTAACGAGTTCTTGCTTTGAATAGGAAACTTTGATATGATCGTGTGGTGTATGCATGACTGCTACGTAGACATACGCGTTGATAGCAGTCGAGATGGTTGCTCCACCCCATTGCAAAAAGTGGGCGGGGATATCACTACCCCCGCCGAAAAAACTAACTCTCAGTGGTGCTTTGGCCAAGATCACGATGTTGTTCCTTCAATGATGCAATTAGTCCCTTCCACTTCGGCATGATTGACTCCCAAGAGAATCGAGTATCAGCATAAGCTTTTACGAATGTAAGAAGGTTTGTCAAGTCGTTGTTCTGTACGTTTTCAATAGCATACATTAAAGTATGAGCAAAGATGTTGGCATGAAGATTCATGTCTTCATGATCACCATCATACTGTACAGTCAACCCACCCGACGTGTCAGCCAAAGCAGAGAAGTTAGGATGAACCGCCAAACAACCAGCTGACATAGCTTCAATAAGTGACCTGCACGAAGTTTCCGGCCAGATACAAGGATATGCAAAGATGTGGGCTTTTTGATATGCGGCACGAACTGTCTCCTGGTCTGCCCAACCGTGATAGTTGATTTGTGGATGTTCTCTCATTTTCTGGAAAAGTGGTTCGTATTGCTTATCACGACCTTCCCAGTTCTTACCATAGATACCAAACGAACTAAAGACATCTAGTTCGATGTTTGGATACTTTTCTGCGAGAGCGCAAAAAACAGGAACCAGAATCTCCAGTCCACGATGTGGTGTTGATGTATAAATGAGGCGTATCTTGTCCTTTGGTTTCTCAACGAGTGGGATAGGTTCGACACCTGTTTCAATAACGCACGATTGGTGGCTATATGGAACTCCAAGATAGTCGCGATACTGCTGATATTGCCAGTTAGAGCTGAAGACCAACTTGTGGAAGCGATCTCGAGAAGCTGGATCTTTAAGGTGTTCAGCCTCCGGATCGAGAGGTAGGTCGTGAAGATGATAGATTCTAATTCGTTCTGGATCAAGTTCGCGGACGCGAGCAGTGATAATTTGGATGCCATCGAGTTCATCACGAGTAAGTCGGTGGAAGAGATTTCGAGTGGTAAGTTCTGTTCCACCATTCGACTCCTTGTTCAATTCGTTCAATTCAATTAGTTCTTGATTATTCATCATGTTCTCCGAGATGTGCTTGATCTACGTCAAAAAAGAATTCAAAATCACTGAGAGCTTTGTCATCAATCCATATGTCATAGGAAGGTTTTCCTAGACGTACTTCATGGAATTTGCAACCCCAATCATTTAGTTGTTTTGTGGTAAGTTCGGTCCAGTCGATTCCAGACCCTGAGCCACGGGCAGTCCAATAGATGATGGTGTGCCCTTGATCGTATAGTTTATTTATCTTGTCAATACGCTGCGGGAATGGATCGGAAAGATCGTAGCGATGCTTTCCATTCACAAACGGAGTCATACATATAGTCTGATCGATGTCTACCATGTAGATCATTCGTGAACCATATATCCAAGGATCGAATCATAACGAAACGATCTCCAGCCTTTGTTTTCGATATCCCATACGGCCAGAACATCTGGATTCGGAGTCTTCTTTTGCACGGCTTCTTCAAGATCAGTTTGTACTGGAAGAAGATCTGGTTTTAGAGTGCAGATTAACTGGCGTTCTGTTCCATCTTTCTTTACGAACAAGACATTAACTACATTTTCAAATAGTGTTTTCTTGAGATAATCATTCTGCCAGGAAGTGTTGCTCTGGTCGGTTGTAGTATTCAACGAGTCTGTCATAACCACCTACTTCTTCTCCATCAATAATAATAAAAGGTACTGTTCTTACGTTTGGAAATATTTCCATAAACTCTTCACGAGTTAATTCGGCGCCAATCTTCATCTCTTGATAGGTGACACCTTTTGCAGAAAATAGATTTTTAGCTTGCACACAAAATGGACATTGGTCTTTGGTGTAGATAATAACCTTACTCATCTGCATTCTTTCCTCTGTAAATGTTTGCTACATAACGAGGATCGCCCCATGCAGTGTTTGCACGAACACGAATAAAGCGCATATTTGAACTTGGCCCTGGAACGGTCACCCAAGGGTTCTGTCCGCGTTTCCAAGCCTTAAGTTTATTCATTGCTTTTTCAAGAGGCGTAGTGTCTCTACGCATTTCTTTTACGCCGGCAACGATAGAACGACGCTGGCCTTTAGATACTACTGTTTTACGAGTTCTTTTCTTACCCATTATATAACCTCACTTTTTGTTTTTACGTGCACCACGAGCTTTGCGCTTTGTTGAGCCAATCTTACGGCGTCCTTTACGTGGTCTATTTTTTGCTGGATGCGGCATATCAATTCACCTTCTTATTATATAACACTCTTCTCAATTAATGTCAACTGATTTTCTCGGTCTATATACTTATACTCTACTTTAGTAGGATTCCAAGATTGTATTGCATCAAACACATCTTGAATATTCAGAGCACTGCATGTATAAACATCCAATTGTGCAAGCGCTGGCTCGCACTCATCCCAAACATGAAGAGCAATATGACTAGTTTCAATAATGGTTACTGCAGTCAAGCCACGGTTACCAACCATATCTGAATAAACCGAGTATGGTCCCATCAAAATCTTCATATCAATAGCTTCCACAAGACTACGCATCCATGTTTCAATATCAGCTGTACACTGTGGAGGATTATTTAATTCTGCTCTTACAATTAAGTGCTTATGTTCTAGTACTTTGCCCACCTCATAAAGTCTCCTGTTCGGGGTTAAAAAGTAAAGCCTTCACATGGCTTGCTTGAATCTTACAACTTACCCAAGTATTATAGTAGTTTGGATCTAGTATTGCATGATTATCAAAGATATATTTTGTTTCAAAGTAATTGCATTCACCGCGGGATTTACATAGACGAAGAATAGTTCTTTTGAAATTGTCTTTGCCGAATTTATCAATGTCTTCTTTTAGAGCAGAAGAAGACCCGTAATAGGCGTCCCAATCGGACTCTACTCGGATCTTCTTTCGTTTGCCTTTGACAGTCTTGTATCCAGCTTTTGTGAGATACTTGCGACCTATGTATTTCTTACCATTGGTCAAGTTTTCGATTAGGTATACGAAGCCGTACCATTCGCCATCGTGAGTAAATTCTTTGCCTTCGTATAACCACATAAATCTATTCCATAACAAGCGGAAAGATTTATTTATTCATCTTCTTCTTCATCATAAAGATCTTCAATATCAAGTTCTTCAGAACAAAAAGGACAAAATGTTGGTTTTACAGTTCCGTCCGTGATGATTTTAAATTCCTCCTCACAGGAGGGGCAGGTGGTCCAATCCATTAGAGTGTAAATCCTTTGAAAGTATTTTCGTCGACATCTTTCTTTACGCCACCAATCACATAACTAGTAATTTCTGTTTCTTGTGGAGCAACTTGTACATCAGATCCTGAGATCCACTTTTGTGTCCATGGCAGTGGGTTTGCACCAGGTTTGCCATTAAGTCCTACGGCACCCATACGCTTAGCTGCAATATGGTCTACGTATTCGCAAAGTAGTTGCTCGTTAAGTCCGATCATCGACCCTTCCTTGAAAAGGTAAGATGCCCAGCTTTTCTCTTGCTCGACCACTCGATAAAACATGCTGATGCATTCATCTCGTGTTTCTTCTTGTATGCGAGCAAAGTCTTCATCCTCTTTTGGTAGAATTTTGAGGAGCTGTTGAGTCGAGGCAAGATGAACGTTCTCGTCCCGCGCGATAAGCTTGATGATCTTGGCGTTGCCTTCCATCTTCTTAACTTCCGCAAAAGCCCAGCTACATGCGAATGAGACATAGAATCTTACTCCTTCGAGAGCATTCACTGCATTAAGGCAGAGCCATAAAGCTTTTTTATGCTCATATTCATTATAGAATTCTCCTGGATCGTAAGCAAGATTATTCCACTTAATGAGATCATCATAGTACTTACTGATATCCTCTGCACAATCTAGGATCTCAGGGATTTCCAGCATTTCATCAAAGACTCTGGAAGGATCAGAATAGACGTTGCGAATGATATGAGTGTAGGAACGGGAATGAATCGTCTCACTAAACGCCCAAGTCTGGATCCAGGTTTCCAACTCAGGAAGCGAACATATTGGTAGAAAAGCCAAAGATGGAGCTCTGCCCTGGACAGAATCAAGTAAGATCTGACGCTTGAGATTGCTCGTAAAAATATGTTTTTCATGATCGTTAAGTGCCTTAAAGTCTTTACCATCGCGAGACAAATCAACTTCTTCTGGTCTCCAAAAGAAACCAAGTTGTTTCTCAGTTAGCTTTTCAAACGTATTGTAACGTTGCTTATCATAACGAGCAATATTTACTTGCTTACCAAAGAAGCAAGTTTGTTCAGTAGCATCAAACTTTTCGTTTGAAAAAACGGTCATTCAACTCTCCAAGTACTGGTATTTAGTTTAAGGTCTTTCGGCCAATCACCTTCGGTATAAGACTTATCATGGAATCGAAGTTCATTCGTTGGCATAATAGTAAGTCTGCCATTTTCCAATTCAATGAACATGAATTCTTTTGACTGCGAAGGATGCTGTGTATATCCATCATTCATCGGAACGACTGTAAAAAGATAACGGCCAAAAAGGCCGCTCTTTCGAATCTCTGCTTGTTGGCTGTGTAGATAACTATATATCAACACAGAAAACTGATCGCCATAGCAATCCCAAACCTGAGTATCTTTTAGTTTCCAGTTTTGTTCTGGATTAGCAGAGAATGCTAATGCATGTGGAGGAACTCCACGCCAAACAGCACCGCATTCCAGCATTACGTGACATCCCCATGAATGTCCTGCTTTGGCGTGAAGAGCAAACCAGATGCATGGCTCGAAAGTATATGGCTTAGCATTCTTACGAATGAAAGATGAATCTACCCAACAGTAGATATGGTGAGGTAAGTTACCCGAGCCTGTGTATAGCATCCTAGTCCTTTTCGTCTAACCATTCAATTTGGTTTTGCGCAACAACTCGTTTTTGAATTTCACCGGTTGTGGTATTTTCAATTGTGAGAGTTACACCAGTACTATTTTCACGTGTTGCATATTCATGTACAAAATAGATTTTACCAGCGTCTGCCCACATGTCATTATTAATTCGAACGTATTTCATTATCTTCCTTGTCCACGATATGCTTTAAAGTTTCTTTTCTTATGCTTATTCATTGACGATAGTTTTGGTCGACGTATATCTTGCGATGTACCAGTTACGATTGGAACATGCAGTTGCTTCGATGCAATGGACTTTGCCATATAATACTCCTGTTAGATTTTACAAGAGTCACAATCCTCATCATCTAGTTGCCCTTGTGCTAGTGGTTTAGGTTCTTCAATCTCACCAGCACCATCGAAGGTGTTGAAATAGTAAAGCGTCTTACCGCCGTACTTGTAGTGCATCAAAATATGTTTAATCATCTCAGACATCGGGATCTTCTCATCCTCATAATGACGAGGATTATAAGAAGTATTGACCGAGATTGCCTGATCGATAAACTTCTGTAGGACTGCCATAATCTTCAGATAACCTTCTGGAGACTTTTGATCCCATAGTAATTCGTATTTATTCTTGAGTCGTCTTAGCTCTGGAACGACCTGCTTCAGTACACCGTCCTTCGATTGCTTGATCGAGATCAGTGCACGAGGCGGTTCAATGCCATTGGTCGAATTGCTGATCTGAGCAGAAGTCTCGGCTGGCATCAGAGCCATCAGAGTCGAGTTGCGAATGCCAGTTGTCAGTGCTGCTTCAACAAGAGTGTTCCATGGCATTTTATAGTTAGGAGCTACAAGTTCATCAACTTCTTTCTTGTAAGTGTCTATTGGCATATACCCGAGACTGTACTTGGTTTCATGGTCAAGAGGGCATGCTCCTACTTCTTCAGCCAAGTCGATCGAGGCTTTAATAAGGTAATAACTCCATGCTTCAGCATACTCATGAACAAGCTCAAGGTTAGGATCAGAGTAATTAGTGTCATTACGAGCCAACCAATAAGCAAAGTTAATGATACCAATGCCAAGAGGCCTACGATTCCGAGTACCAATAGCAGCGGCTCGAACAGGATAGTCCTGATAATCAAGTAAGGCATCCAAAGCGCGTACTGCAATGGTGCATGGCTTTTCGAAATCAGCTGGCTTTCTAATCTTTCCCCAATTGATCGCAGCAAGCGTGCATAGGCTAATTTCGCCTGACTCATCATGAATATCCTTTAGTGGTGTAGTTGGGAGTGTAATCTCACAACACAGATTGCTCATCTTAATTGGAGCGGCTTCAGTAAACGAACCATGCTCATTGGCATGGTCGACATTCATCAGATAGATTCGTCCAGTATCTTTTCGTTCGGTAACGAAGGCTGAGAAGAGATCAATCGCAGGGATGGTTTTCTTTCTAACTTTACTACGTTCGTACTTTTCGTAGAGTTCTCTAAAGTCGTCAGTGCTTTTGTAAAACGCTTCATAGAGATCCGGTACATCACTAGGTGAGAAGAGGGTGATATTACCTCCAGAAAGAAGTCTTTCATACATTACCTTATTAAATTGCACACCATAATCAAGATGGCGAATACGATTATCTTCAGTGCCCTTATTATTCTTTAGGACAAGTATATCCTCCACTTCGTAATGCCAAAGGGGGTAATAGAGAGTCGCTGCTCCACCACGCACACCACCTTGGCTACAACTCTTAACAGCAGACTGGAAATGCTTATAAAAAGGAATAACACCAGTGTGAGAAGCATCGCCATTGCGTATAGGAGATCCAATAGCCCTAATACGACCACCGCCAATACCAATTCCGGCCTTTTGGCTAACATACTTAACGATTGCAGAAGACGTCGCATTTATTGAGTCCAGCGAGTCGTCAGTTTCGATAAGTACACACGAGCTAAACTGACGTTGAGGGGAGCGGACGCCTGCCATAATAGGAGTAGGAAGACTAATGTCAAAAGTACTAATTGCGTCATATAAATCCTTTACCCATTTAATTCGATCTGTTTTATAATTTTGAAAAAGAGTCATGGCAATTAGCATGAATGCCATTTGAGGTGTTTCGTAGAACTTACCGGTTACACGGTTCTTAATCAGGTACTTACCACGGAACTGTTCCATGGCAGCATATGTCAATAGGTTGTCACGGTCATGATCGATATACTTGTTAAGTTCTATCCATTCATCTAAGTCATATACTGGTCCGAGAGCTTTATCGTAATAACCAGCATCCATCACCGTAATATAATGAGCATAGAGAACTTGCGGTTCATATCGACCATAGACTTCCTTACGAAGATTATAGTTAATCAGACGACCAGCAACATACTGATAGTTTGGTGATTCTTCTGTAATGAGTTCAGCAGCAGCCTTAATCAAAGTCTCCTGAATGTCAGTCGACTTGATCTTGTCATAGAATTGAATGTGAGTTTTAATTTCGAGATCAGATACAGAAACACCAGATAGGCCTTCACATGCATGCAACGCAACTTTGTGGAACTTATTAATATCGAGAGGTTCGCGCGTTCCATCACGCTTCGTTACTTGAATCATCCGTTTTTTTCCTTAATCCAATCTTGCCGTCATCATACACGGTCCATACTAATTCAGTATCTATATCCCAGCCCATTTCTTCCATGAGCTCATCTGATAGATCTATATATAACTCGCCGTCTTCAGTTTCTTTCACTACTGTACTATATTTCATGGCAGTTTTCTCTCAAACTCTGCTTGTGCAGCCATATCATCAAGAGCCTTCTTTACATCAGGGAAGTGATGTGCGATAATATCCCAGCACTGTTCAGCAATGATACGATGTTCTTTTTGAGTTGCCTTATCCATACGCAACTGGCAATAGTGAACCCATGAACGAAGCGTACCAGTCACAATCATGACCGATTCTGTATTACCTTCAGGAAGTACTGCACGAGCTTGTTCCTTGGCAATACCATTTTCAATAGCCCATTCGTAAGCATACTTGGCTTCGCTTGTTACTCGTGCCTGTCGTATATTCCAATTTTCTTGTAGTAATTTGTTATCAGCTTCGATCGAGTTTTGACGATTGGTTTTATCTTGAAGTCTGGCTTCTCGATTAACAAAGCCAAGATCTTTCGTTGGATCGGCGTAACGCTGAGAGTACTCTTGGAACATGAAAGAACGATGTCTAAGAATTTGTCGAGCGATATCTCTTGTTGTTCTGATTTCCATTGAGACATGGACCATCTCCAAAGGTGACCAATGCTGGTTCTTGATGAGATACTGTACAAGCTTAGGCGCTGTAGCAGTGTTGTTTTGATTCGATGGATTCGATACTCGAGCAGCCCATGCAATCAATTCGTTTGCGGTTGCGCATTCTGTGTATGCACTCGGCTTCGTTAGCCCGACTAGATTTACTTCACTCATTAAATGTGCTCCATCGCTTCAAGCTTGTCCTTGTACTCAGCGATCTGAGCAAGTTCAAGTTCAATTGCACCCATAAAGTCGGTATGTTCGTGAATTGCCATTGGGTTATTCATCATAATACGAATGTTCATTGCATGCTTCTCAATACCAGCTTGGAATTGCTTACGAAGCACCATTTTAATTTCATCTTTCATTTAACTAGTCCTCATATCGTTATCACGCCATAGTACTTCTTGGATGTATTTAATTTCTGCATCATAGTTGTCGTATGACCATTCAGGCATTCTTTCCTTAAGGAGATCAAGAAACGACATAGCATCTTCGTATGTAACCTGTTTCACTGTTCAACCTCAAAAGTTTTTACATTCATAAACCGTGGGATGTTCACATAACCATTGGCCTTGAGTTCATTCACACGAGCAAGAGCATCATAGTACTCTACGTACTGACCATCATTGTACCACCAGAAATGGTCCCATGGCGCCCAAAGACGAACATAACGTTGATACTCGACAAGCCACTGCTTGCCTACTCGAAATATTCGAAGCTTCTTAATCGAGATCTTCTCGTACTCGATTCCATATTCGTTGTCTACTAGTTCAGTCATATCCGTTTCCTATATAATCGAATAGCTTTGGGTCGTAATATAATTTGGCAACACCACAAGATTCGATATCGTCGACATCACGCGATGCCACTCTTACATATTTTGAAAAGTAATCAATACCACGAAGCTCGATAATAAGAGTTGTAGCCGCAGAGACCATGTTTGCGTTATATACTACCCACGTTATATCTTCTTCAGGCAAACGCAAGATTGCATCAACGGTCTTTTCGCCATAACGCGAAATGCAACTTTGCAGTCGGTCCTGAGTAAGTGCATTCATCAATAATATCCTTCACTTGTTCTGGTGTGTATCCAGCCAAGACCATGTCATTGATGTCTTTATGCTCGATACTTCTTGGCCAGACACATACTCGATATCCAGCTTCGATGGTTTTTTCTACTTTTTTGACAATTTCTTTATTGCGAGGTTCATTGTCGTATATTACTACCATATTATCTTTTGGTAAATCTGTCAACAACAATTGTGAAATTAAATCACTGCCAGCCGATGCAATTGCATTTGGAATAAATAAAGAGTCAATTGGTCCTTCAACTAAATATATATCTTGAGAACGATCAACCGTATCCAATCCAAATATTTTTGGTTTACTTTCATCCAGCATTATGGTAATATAGCGTAGGCCGTTCTTCTTGAATGATCTACCCTGGAAACCAAAGAGCTTTTTGTTTTCATCAAGGAATGGAATAACAAGCCGAGGTTCATTCTCTACTTCAGCTTTGAACTTATCGGGAATCATCTCATTCACCCACGAAGCAAACTTCTTACAATAGAAGAGTTTGTAGTGAGAGTTACTCGGAATTTGTCGACCATCAACCCATTGCTTCACAGGATGATCTGGCTTGAGCTTACTGACTTTAGTTAATTCAGAAAGTTGAGTTTCCTTCACAAAGATTGGAGGCTTCATCTTCTGAACAAAGTCGTGCGTCTCGTTTGCCTGATTATTCTCTTTAATTTTTTCCTTGACATATTCCAGATATAGTGTAGGATCTATAGACTTGATCAGATACTGGAAGCGCATGGAGGCACCACAGTTATGACAAAAATAACGAAGCTTACCACCACGCTGAAAGACGTAGCCACGAGTCTTTCTCTTATCCTTCTCGGAATCGCCGCAGATAGGACAACGGAATCGATAGGTCTCAGATCCGACTCGAGCGAATCTTTCTAACCTACCGGATAACAGATTAATGTATTTGTGATCTAACCAAATCAAAGTATTACTCCAAAGCTGATAGTATCATTATACTCAGTTTGGAAAATAAGTACACAAAAAAGTGCTGTGATTAGAAAAATTTATCCCAAGGGATAAGAGTAATAAGTCCGCCTACAATAACGGATCCACCAATTACAAGCCACATCCATTTTTCCATGGCAGTAATTCTATCACTCAGAGTAGTATGTTGAGTAGCTGATTCAGCTCTCATCTCTTTGATTTCTTTCATAAGCTCATCGTACTGTTCGTCGATGCTGGCTTTTAGTTCGCGCTCGCCTGAAGAAATTCTTTCGTGTAATAGCTGAACTTTGTCGTCTGTTTCCACTCTACGTGCTTCCACTAAATCTGATAGTTGCTTACTTATAATTTCTTGAGCTGTCAATTTAGTTTCATGCACTGCTAAAAGGTTTGATACATTATTGGAAATGTCTGTTAGCTTATCAATAGTAGTATCCAAACGGCCGACAAGCGTATTGACGACTGCCATATCTCTATTTAGATACGACACATCTTCAGATAGCTTGTCGACCGATGGTGTAGCCATTATTCAGTTGGCTCCGTTCCAGCTTTCATGGCTAGGGCGGCACCGCCAGCAGCAAGTACCGCACCTAGACCAATTCCCCATGTAGAAGCATCGAACGATGATCCACGATAGATATCGTAGATTGACAGACCGAAAAAGATTAGTACGCCTTTCGCCCAGAGAATTCTTCCGAGATCAAGTGTCTTGTTATCCTTTCCAGTGAACGTCTGGAAAATAAGTTCTTTTAACTTCTTAAACATGTTAGACTCCGTTGTTGAACGAAATCATAATTTAGAAAGGACCGTGGTCCTCATCGCTGTCTTTGTACTTGTCGATTGCAGCCATCATCTTGATTTCATTGTCTGTTTCAATCGACTCGGCTTGTGCATTGATGACATGAGCTTCTGCTAAAGCCTTATGATCGGTCTTACCGAGTTCCTGAGTCTTGACATTTGTATCAAGTTCAGATACTTTCATACCCATCATGGTAGCAAATGCACCAACAAAAGCACCAACAATCGTAGAGAATGCTGGGCCAATAATCTTAAAGATCTCGTTGTTATCAATCAGTTCATTTGGCATAAACATACCAATGAGGAAGATTGCAACAACTGCCATCATGATAGCGCCAAGAACTGTAGCAGCCATCTTCATAATTGTAAGTTGGATTTTGCCTTTTTCGAGTTCTAATTGCTCAAAAGACGTGATTGGTGGTGTTGAGAAAAACGACATTAAGCTCATTTCTTTTTTACGCCCTTTACTACTTTCTTAACAGCAACTGCAGCTTCAGCAACTTCGTTAATCGCTTCATTTGCAGCTTTTGCATTTTTATCAGCAAGAGCACGAGCAACTTCAAGATCTTCTGCTGTTACTTTACCATCTTTGTTGAGGTCAAGTAGACCAAATAACTTTTTAATTTTTTCCCACATGGTTATCTCCATTACTTCTTTATTGTTGTAGCAAGTTTACGAGCAACACTGAGTGGAAGACCATCTTTAGAAGTATTTAATAGTCCGAGTGCTGCAATCAAAGCAAGCATAGTCTTAGAATCATCTTTACCGCCTACACGATTCAGAGAATTGGCAATGATGTTGACAAGGTTATCCTTTGAAGGTACATCTTCTATATCTTCTGGCTTATCAAAATCTTTAAACTTCTTCATTTCTTTTTCTCTTTTGCCATGGCATCAACAGCTTCTTTATTTTGAATTATCCATTGCTGGAGTTGTCTGAGTTGCTCGGCGTTGGCTTGGCATCTGGAGTAGTTTCCGATGATGGCGAGGAGGGCCGTAGTGTCTGTAATTCCTGAGGGGCTCGCATCAGAAGCTCTGGCGGAGTCGGCATCACCGGATGTGGCACTAAGGTCGTGCGTGTACACCCAGCCGTTAGACATATCGTGCTGAGTAGGAACAGAGTCTTTAACGACGTCGCGATATACATATTCTTTCTCTCTAATTGTGTTAACTCTATCAACGTATTCAGTAACTACCTGAGTAGAAATTGCAGAATTCTTCTTCTCCAATTCCGCGACTTGCTCACTCTTCTCTGCAGAGAAACGAGCCAGTTCAGCTTCAGCATGCGCTGATCCTTTCATATATCCATAAAAAAAGATCCCTGCCATAAGTGCAGCACCTGCAAGCAACTTATATGGTAGAGGAATCATTCCTAACATATTACTTCTTCATAAATCTGTTGAAGGACATAACGTTCTTCTTTTTCTTCTTTACACCAGGCTCACCTTGTGGACCTACACCGAGACCGGCAACGTTACCGGCACCTACAGCATTGACAGCGCCATCTTCCTGAATTTTCTTCACAGCCTTTTCAATTCCCATTGTTCTATTCTGTGCTTTACGGTGCGCTTTTGGATTGTCGATTGTACGATCCATAGTACGTGCATCAGCCTTATTTACATAAGACTTTAGAGTGTCCTTTGAAAGCTCATCAAGTTGAGCTTCTTCTTTCACGCCACGTATGGCTCCAATCTTCTTACCTACAGCATCTAACTTTTTAGAGTCTACCGGTTTTTGCTTATAAACCTTACCACCTGGCCAGGCCAGCGCCGGTTTTACAGGAACTTTGTAGGCCTTACCGACTTTAACTTCCTCAGACATCTCGGTCGACATATAGTCGGCGGCCGTTTGCATGTAATCATAGGCAAGTGTGATCTTTGATTGTACCCACTCTGGAAGATCTGTGTCTGGCTTCAACCTGCCATGAAGTTGTTCGGCATGGGACATGATACCCTTGAGCTGAGACATCACCATCTCGCCTTCGTATCCGTATTCTCTTGGATCTTTAGCCATTAAATCTTCCTTAGAATCTTTACTATCTTCTCGTCCATCGCAATGTCTGAACTAATTATTGTTTTGTTTTGGAATCCAATACCAGGAATCTTATCTGGCATATGTCCTAATAAAACAATGAACGGTTTCAACATGTGATGATAACCGTCCAACTTAAAGAAAAGCATTCTTGTAGCCGGCGAACCGAATACGTTGTAAAGAATAATCAAGTGGTTGACTACCAGTCTTTCTTTGAGTTCACCGGTTTCCTCATAACGATTAAACAATCTTTTGATATACTTGAATCGAGCTAAATCCTCATAAAATTCAAGTGTATCAAAACACTGTGGGTTATCATAATGTTTCGCGGCGTATAACAAAAAGTTTGTTTCATCAAGTTTATCAATCATTATGCAATTCTTACTTTGACAACCCCTGCTGCAGTATAGTATAGTTGTCCGAGAGCAACACCACCGGTGGTTGCTGCAGTATCGTCTGCATAGGGACCTTGTACGATAGCTTTACGAAGCGTTGATAATGTAGCAGACTTGGTCGTGTTAGCGGAGACATCCTCAACGATGAAGAGGTCCCCGCTAGCAATCGACGTGTTGGCCGTGCCAATCGAAGTGAGTTCAGTTATTTTTTTGGCACGATCAGTCATTAGTTATCCTTATGCGTCTGGTAGGATAGCGTCGTCAGATGCATCGTCAGAGAAGTTTCCACCGAATGCAACCAGTGTTTCGTACTGTACACGACCTGCACGACCGCCGGTACCAACTGTGCGCATTACCCAACCGGTGTGAGCTGCACCCTTGGTGTAACCAACTTCTGTCAGTTCAGCAACAGCTGTTGCAGTTTCACCTGTCAGTGAGTGACCTGCTTCAGTGAGACCCTTAGTTAGATCAATTGTGTCACCATTTGGAACTGCTGAAAGAGTTACTGCAGTCGAGTTCGATGTCTTAATAAAGTATGCTGTACCCGAAACCAGGTTTGTCAGAGCAGTATTACCAGCAGCAACTGTATAAGTTACTCTGTCACCAGCAAGAAAGATGCTGTTTGCAGTTGAGATTGCAATAGCGTCTGTTGCGTTTGTGACAGCCGAGTTAGCGTTGAAGCTCTGTGCACCAGGAGCAGCAATTGTAACTGTTGGAGCAGATGTGTATCCGCCAACCGTTACGTTAGCTGAAACTGCAGTCACACGACCTGTTGCAACTGTTGAGTTAGCAAGCTGTGTGTTTGCACCGCCAGCGGTATTTGCAACGGTCACTGCAGCGTTTGCAGCATAACCAGAACCTGCGTTGGTAATGATATACTGTTGAACAGCAGCGTTGCCAGAAACGCGAATTTCTGTTGAATCGAGACCGAACTGACCAACTGCTTCATTGGCGATAAACGCGCCAACAGTTGTGTTACCAAACAAAGCTGTTTGGTTGGTAGTGTTAGGTGTTAGGTTTACTAGTGCTGTGGCCCATAGGACCGAATTTGCAGCGTCGTCTGTATTGCCCCATTGAGCCATTGTAGTTTCCTCCTAAGAACTTTCTTTTATTTATTATTCTTCTGTAGTGAGCATATCGATCATGTACTGAGACATTTTCTTATGAAATCTCTTTGGTCTGCCATTGACCATCACGGTGTGTTCCGGCATAGGCTTTTCAGAAAGAATAATCTCCTTTGTAGCAGATTCTTCCTGAGCCTTTACTACGTCTACACCATTAACTACTAAACCACCTACGTTGATAGCCATATTAGTGCCTATATCTTACGATCTCGCCAGTGTCCTTCGAACTCTTAGGAACTGGAGCAGATACAGCCTTGACAAATTCTGCGTGTGACTTATGAGCTTGCTTTTGGAAAGCAGCTTTTTCTTGTGTAGTTCTACGAGCAGCCATATGATCTTCAAAACGATCAGCGTGGTTTGTAGAAATTTCGTGTTCCTTATTATCCATGAAACGAACTTTTTTGTTCATAGACTTAGCTTTACGAAGTTGCATACCAAGAGCTACCATGTCGTCGCTAGCTTGATTTTGCTTTGCGTGCCAAGCAGCCGAACCTTCCTTTGGTGGACGGCCACGACCTTCTTCAAGTCCTACTTCTTCTGCCATGCTCTTATGAACAGACCACCTACCTTTTTTCGTATCGCTACCGTATTCAGCAAATTTCTTTGCACGATCTTCAGAATCAAAATGCTTTGATACGCGCTTGCCATTCAGTTTAACATGCCACATATCTGCTTCTTCTTTAACAGCATTCTGGCGAAGACTCTTATAATGACGGACAGCAGCTTTACGCTCCGAAGAACCGCCAGGAGTTTTTAGAAGATCAGCATATGCTTTCTTGATTTCTGGATTAGTTACACCTTCAGCAATTTCTACTTCTTCCTTGGCAAGTTTATCAGCAGCTCTTGTGATTCCTTGTGAGCGGTTCTTACGAAGGCGTTCTGCCTTATCATAAGTTGTCTGATTGAATCTTTTGCCAAAGTGTCCTGTTTCGCTGTCACCTTGATATGCAGCAATTTTTGTCAAAGGAATGTTCTTTGGTGACATTACATTCTTTGGCTGTTCAGCACCCGATGCTTTCTTGACATAAGAACCAAGAGTCTTCTTTGAAAGCTCATCAATCTGTTCCAGATCAGCATCGTTCAGAGAATCAATAAAGTCTTGCTCTTCCTTGGTTAGCTTATTAACAGCAAGTTTGATACCTTTTTCGCGCTTTCCCATGTCCTTGAAGTTCTTGCTTGACTTTTCATCAGCAGCAATCTTCAGACCAGCTGTAACACCTTGGCTACCCATTTTTGTGGCAGCCTTGTTGATGTAACGGCCCATTGTGTCCTTTGAAAGCTCGTCGATCTGCTCTGACTCTTCCTTGGTCAGCTTGCCAACTGCAGTTTCGATACCCTTGTGACGCTTTGTTAGTTTCTTTTCAAGAGGCTTTGAAGAACTGCCGTGAGCTTCCTTATGTCCTTGTCTATAAGAAGCCATATCGATAGAGTCTTTTGCTTTATTGATATAACGACCCATTGTAGGCTTTGATAGCTCATCAATTTGCTCAGAGTCTTCCTTGACTGGCTTCTTTTCTTTAGCCATCATGTCACGGATCTTCTGGGCTACCTTCTTATCCTTAGCAGAAGGTTCGTCAGCTGTTGGCATTACACCTTCACTTGCTGCTTTAAAGTCAGCATTTGTAGGAGCACCTTCAGATCCTGGCTTACGCATACGCTCACCAGATCCAGCTTTAATGCGCTTGCGCTTGGCATGGATATTATCCCACAGTCCGCGCTTGCCCTCCTTCATCTCTTCCTTATCATCTTCTTCTTCATCGTCTTCTTTTTCACACTTTTCGCATTCACAATCTTTAGGGCATTTCTTGGCCTCGCCTAGAATACCTTTTACGGTATTCAGAAGGTCGGCAGAAAATTGATCTTCGAGTTTCTTTGTAAACATTATAGTAGTCCTTTAGTCTGCATCTATGATTTTAATTTTGCGTTCTGCCGCACGAGACCTTTTAATAAGGTATCTTTTTAAGTTATCTATATCTTTATCACCCTGTGGTCCTGCAATAGGGTCAGGAACATTTCCTTTTGGTGGATTATAAAATCTTTTATCGTCAGCCGGATGGTAATCAGCGCTTGGATCGATTTCATTATCATGCTCACCGGATTGAGTATGAAGTGAATCCATAGCAGCTTTTACAATAGCTTCATGTTCTTTTTCAAGTTTCATTCCAGCAGCGTGTCTCATTACGATTTCACCATGCATAGTAGCACGAGTAATATGAGCTACTGTGGCTTTACCAGTATGATGAACATCCTTGACAATATCAAATAATTTATCTAAATTCTCAGCCGCGGTTTGAGCATCAGAAGCATTTGTATCCTTTGGAAGATCCGCATAAAGTTTTTGTGCTTCAGGTGAAACTTCAAATGCTTTAGTAGTATAAGATCCCACTGAAATCTGATCGTTTTGATCAGACTCAACAGCACCGGCTGCAATGTGATTGCCTTCGTAGATATCACGAATTTTAGATTCTAAAGATCTATAACTCATTTCATTGAAGCCCTTAACATCCAAGCGTGTTTTTTATGTTGGTCAAGTCTTTCTTCAATGAAGTTTACTAAACCGTTCTCACCATACTTATCAGCTTCATTTCTTGCACGTTGTAAAGAAGCAAGAACAATAGCATTATCAGAGAACAATGTTGATACCATTTGCTCTGGCTTAATAATAAGAACTTCATCTCTAATATTTGTCAGTTCACTAAATCTGCTAAATGCGGCTGGAGCATAAACGTTCTGAGCACGAATTTCTTCGGCGAACTGGTCAATAGCTCCACCAACCTCTTCGTAGATCTTACCAAAGAAGTCATGGTACATTGCAAACATAGGACCTTCTACATTCCAGTGATAGTTTTGAGCTTTCACATAGAATGCGTAAGTATCTGCAAATGCGATCTTAAGAGGGTTTGTCACTTCTTCCATTATGTTCTGCATCTCCATCTACGAAGTGACATTGCCTTACGTGTAGGACGTCCCTTCTCATCTTTCATTGGACCCGGCATGCCACCCATACGAGCACAGAAAGATTTGCGTCTTTTAGCATCCTTCGATCCAGGCTTGGCTTTACCAGTTACAGCCGTCTGAATCTTCGATCCAGGATTATCTCTACGAACTGCTTCAATGCCTTTTTGAGTCATGCCTGCGCCAGATTCTGTAGATCTATAGTGACCCTTAGAATCTTCGCCACGAGCTTCTAAAACAAATTCTTTAAACCGTATCATCTGGCTTCCCATCTGTTAAGTTACCGGTTCCGATAATTTTTTTATTTCTTTTTTGCTTACGTATAACAGTCTTGCCGTCAGAGGTTCGAACAACTACACCTTCAACATCAGCAGAACGAACTTCTTCCATTGCATCAACAACGTCTGGATGCAATTCAAAAGCCGGCTTCATACGAATACCGCATTCTTCTGCTGAAAGAGTTACACCAATACCAGCTGTCCAAGCCATGTTAAAGTTTTCATCAAGGTTTGATTTTTGACCCGGTGTATCTTTCTTGTACTTCTTTGTCAGAGAGTCTGTACCAATTTCTCTTTTGTCAGCCGTATCTTCTGAAATACCAGCATGCTTATGTGCTGATGCTTTAAAGTCCATTCCAAAGTACTTGACCTTGCCATGCTTGTTAGAAGCTTTCCAACCACGTTGGGTTGTGCTTCCCTTTTCAGTAAATGGCTTTACATAAGGTGTATTACCGGATTCGTCAATGATCTTTTTTTGAACTTCTTGTTGACGTCTTTTTGTTTTGAGAGTAATAGGGCGACGATCTACAATTTCTTGTCCGCACATATTATTCTTTTCTAGAAGTGCGTTGAAAGCACTGTCTAGTTCTTCGTTGACGATTCTTTCTTCACGAAGGTCAGCATCAAGAGTCCAAGCTCTACCTTTAGCAATATAGCTATTGACTCGATTGAATGCAACTTGCTCAGGTGTTTGAGTTGATTCATTTACATATAGCGAAAGACCGCGCTCGAATACTTCTTTCAAAGTCGAGAACGGGAGACCAGTCTTTTCAGCTTTTTTAATGAGTGTCTCGGTAATTGGATCTGTACCAACTGTAGAGTTTAGCATTCTACGAAGAGTAATGCTAATTGGATTGCTTTCTTTTTCAAACTTAGCAATCGCATTCTCAATGATGTCAACCAGTTCTAATGTTGACTTGGTATTTAGATCATTGAAGAGACCGGAGAAATCTTCACTTGCAGTAACAGTATGAAGACTCTTCATTGGTTCACCAGAATGGAAAGACTTAAGTCTTTCAAATTCGGCTTTTCTGAGTCTTGGTAGAAGGCGAGCAGCGATTCTTTTAATCAGCTTAGTCTTTTTGGCAACTGCCGTATCTACCTGAATCTTTTCAGAGGTTGTTAGCTCTGCGTAAGGAATATCCTTGCGAGCAGAAATTCTTGATTTGAGTATTGCGCGTGCTTTGTTTTCAGCACGTCTTTGTAGCTTTTCTGGACCTGCAAGACGAGCTTGCGAAAGCTCTTTGGCTCTTTTTAGCTTTGGCTGAATGCGCTTAAGTTGGCGACCTCTTTGTTGACGCTGTGCAAGTGTCAACGCCTTACGCTCTTGTAAGGTTGCGGTTAGGACGGCAAAGTCCTCATTTGTACGGCGCTTGTCGTCTAGCTGAGGATTAACGTCAATGCCATCTAGTGGTTTACCAGTTGCAGATTTGCCCGTAGGCTTCTTGGTGTTTTTTTCTGGTACCGGTTTATTCTTCTTATCTTCCATCAGAGTTTCCCTTGGGCTTATCTGTAAACAAACGGGATTGCCGTAGCCTAACCGCAAATCTATTTATAATAAAGAAACTCTTATCGACTAACTTCTTCCCAATCTACTGAACCAAAAATATCACCGCCATTAGTACTTGCAGACGCAACGAGAGATAATTCAAATGGTGCACCTGTTAGTCCATTGCGCTCAAGTTGGAATTTAAATAGGGCTTCTTTCAAAATATCAACAGATGTTGAACCTTGGTTTGAACCACTTGTATAACCTGATGCTAAGATTCTACCACCGGTGTATGCGCCGCCTCCAATTTTATATTCAACTGCACTATCTGTGCCAGCATCAACCCAAGTATCACCTGCAGAAGTTCCGCTTGCTCTAACTTGCCAGTTATAGTTCACGTTGTTTGTAATACCAAGGACAGAAAGTGCGGTTAGAATAACAATAGCATCTAATCTATCTGGGCTAGCTTTCAGTCTAATAGAAATAATATTGTAATACGTTCCTGCGATTGGTAGATCAACAGGTGTTGTAATAGGAACAGTGGCTGCTTGCTGCAAACCACGCAATTCATAACCGCCCTCAGAGACTACAGATGAACATACTTGCTTGAGAGTTGAATTGCTAGCAGTGATTCCAGTGTTCTTAATCTCATATCTAAGAGGAAGTGATGCGGTTGTAATATACGTAGAAGTAATTAGGTTGGCATGGTGGAATGAATGGCAGTGAATTAACTTGCCATCAATTACAAAACCACAACGAACCGTACCAAGACCAAGCCACTCAATATCCATCCAGAAAATTTGAGCTTTTGACAGATCTAAAGTGATATTTGAAGGACACGAACCGAGTCCTTGACCAGGAATATTTGCCGATGGTCCTAATAGGTTATCTTGATTCCAGTCAGCCTGAGCAATACGTGTTTCAACAAGCTCGCCGGTAGTATAAGATCTCTCTACAAAATAAGCCGTTGTTCCATCTATTTCAAAATAGATTCCATTTTGTGCTCCAAAATAACCAATACGCTGGCGCAGGTTTGCTTTAGGAGGTTCGGCAACAAATGTATTTAAAACAAAAAGAGACTTACCGGGTTGGTACGAACACACCTTGGTTGTTTCACGGATAATCTCTGCATTAGCGGTTGTAGGAAGGTTAAGATTAACTAAACCTTCATTTGCACTATGTGCGTATGTTGTACCGGCTGTGTTTGACGTGCTCCAAAGATTGTTGTCTTTATATCTGTGAGACGAATCAAAAAGAGTTAATGGCAACGACATTCTTGCACGGCCAAACGCATCGACAGCAACACCTGATGGATTTGCTGGACCCACTAGGTTTCCGTATGGATCTGCCAACATGACAGCTTCAAAAAGCGTTACGTTATGTGGTTGTTTCCATTCGTGAGAGTCAATACGCCATTGAGCCATTAATTAATCCAGTTCTTAAATCTTGCAATGAACGACTCGTGAATACCCATGCCTTTACGAACATCGTGGTACAGTTCATCTTTATGTGCTTTGTTCATTCCTGATGGTGCCATCTTATGGAATGATTCTTTATCACCAGCAGTAGCATGCTTACGCATTGCAGTACCAGAAGCAGATTCAATTCCACCTCCGCCTTCTTTGCGTTCACCGCCTACTGACTTGACTTTGATGCTCTTGAAATTATAGTGTCCATGTCTCCCTTCAGTTCCATTGTACTTGTGGAGCAAGTTATGAAACTCATGGACACGATCTGAGCCAACATGCATAGTTACATGTGAGTAACCTGCCTTGTGTAGCTTAGACATCTGATGAAGAAGTGTAGGATGTTCTTTTGTCATAGCCTCGACATGTGAACCTTTGACAGCACGAGAAAGATGCTTTACCTTTTGCTCTGGAGTAAGAGGATTCTTCTTGGCATCATGAGATCCAGTAGTAAGAATCTTATGGTCTGCACCTTCCTTCTTAGCAGCATTCATGACATGCTTGACAACCATCTCGTGGCCAGCATGCACAGGATTGAATCTTCCTTGAGTGATATGAATTGACTTCATAGTGCTTTGTCCCTATTAAAGTTAGCAGCTGAGAACTCAGCACGATCGACAATCTTAGTAGGACGATTATGTCTTACTACTACAAATCCTTCAGGCTTAGATTTCTTACCACTAATACTGTGGCCGAACTCAGCGTGGCTTGAGAGAGTGTTAGCCAATACATCCTTGGCTTTTTGTAGATGGCCATGCATCTGAAGAACACGTTCAAAATGGCCACGATTGCGTTGAATGTGAGCTACATCACTTTCCATAGCAGCCGTTTTCATACCTTTGGCTTTATCTGTCTTGACAGAATCAATCTTCTTTTGATGAGACTTAGCAAGGTGAGCCATAAACTCGTTCACATTAGGCTTGGTGCCAGTACGAACTGTATGGTTGATATAAGTCTTTAGAGGAATACGATGACTCTCAATAGCAGTATGTGTTTGTGGACCGGTTTTAGCATGAAGCTTAGCAGCCGCTGCCATATGCTTTACAAACTTAGTTTGATGCTGAGGCTTATAATCAATACCAGACATATCATGCTCAGTTGAAATCAAATGAACGTCTTTATGAAGACCAAACTCATCAAGATGCGGAGCATACTCAGCTTTCATATCCTCAAGATTCTTACCATTGTACTTGGTATGAACAGCAACACCAATTCTAGATCTGGTTGCAGCTTTACCATGAGGTGAATTCTTGTCAGCGGAATATGTAATGGTGTTTGGTGTAAAGTGAATCTTGTTACCAGACGCATGCACATCGTTTGGTGTGTGCATGATATCACCTTGGAACACACCTTTCTTTGGAGTCACCTTAGGCAAATGATCAAGAGCAGCCTTTAGCTTTTCAACCAGACCAGGAGCATGCCCGTGGTTACGTTGAATATCTTCGTGGCTGTAATTGATCTTAGGATTCTTATTGAAAGCCGACTTTGAAGCTACAAAGAACTTGCCGGTTTCTGGATGGCGACCAAACACAACAGAAGGCGAACCATCATACTTCATGGTTACCTTAGTGGCATTTTCTTTACCAGTTAGTCTATCATGCACATCTTTGAGATTATGATAAGCATGCGAGAAACCCTCACCGCCTGCATTAATCACATGATCTTCTGCATGCTCGAGGTGCTTCAGCTTTTCTTCGCTGGCTTCTTCTGTAAGGAAATTTTTGAATGCTGTCATTTGATTGTCTTTATCGATCCATCTGGTTTCACGAAATAAGCTTCGAATTTAACATTAGGGTATTCCTTTTGGAGTTCAAGGAATGCCTTTAGGTTACTCATAGCATCGTCGTACAAACGAGTTTTAGTGTAGTTTTGAGTATTTAGGTATTTGCGAAACACAACTTTCTTTGCTTCGGCAGGTGAATCCATTCCTAGATTACCTGAACGCTCAACGTGCATTGAGTCGATTGGAAGGCCATGATCTCGAAAAGTCTGGAGGAACATGTTTTTATCATCAAAGTCTGCTCGAGCCGTTACAATGATTGCTTGGCTATGAGGATTCTTTTTGGCTTTGACAATTGCCTTTGCCTTTTCGATCATTCTTACAATCGGTGTAGAAGTTTTACGAAACACTTCAGCAGATTTAAATTCTCTAAAGTCGTATTCTTCACCATCCTTGCGCTTGTAGGTATTGAATTCCTGGTTGTCCAACATTCGAACAACCTTGCCATCCTTTACTACAGCGACTTTGGCTTTGGTATGAAAGAGCGTCTCATCGATATCAAAGATCGTGAGAGTTCCGGAGCCTATAAAATTTTTAAATCTGTTTATTTTTTTCATATTATCTTTATATCTTATTTTGAAAAAAATGTCAACCTATTTTAGCGTAAAAACGGATTTTTTTTCGCTGTTCCTGGCTTGACCGAATATTTGCTATCAGGCATTTTAGTGATCTTAATCTCGGCCTGAACTTCATAAAATTGTGAACGAGTCGATACACGAACTTTAAAGTCACCTTGTCCAGATAAAACTGGAATGGCGGTGTCAAGCCCAAGCGGATTGCCTTTACCAATCATATAAAAATCGTCTCCAGCTTGCATATAGTATGCTGGTTCTCTCTTGCCTTCTAAATAGTGACGCGTCACAAGTGCACCTAGATTCATACCAGGTTCATTGGCAATATAACGATTAATGTTTGATTGAGAGAAATAAGATTTCATAACATGCAATGGAACAGCACCAGATTCATTTAACCCACCTTTGCTGGTAGGGATCTTAATCACTTTTTCAGGAATACCAGAGTATTTAGAAATGTCTTTAATGAATTGCTTTGCTTTAGCTGATGAGTTTAAAATCTTAACTGCTTCGGCTGCAGCTGGAGTTTTATATGTTGTTTGCCACTTACCATCACTGTAAAATACACGAGGATTAGATAGATTGTCGGTGTGCGACATCTTAACTTCTACCCAAACTTTATCAACGCGTTTGTTGTTATATGAAGTAATTTTAACATCAGATAAATCAGTAGCACCAGGAGGGCGCGTAGCTGTAACACCAGGAATACTATTGATATTGTCGGCTACGTCTTTTTCGTATTTGTCAGATGCTGCACTCATAAAAACTCCTTCAATCTATTTATCAGATAAAAGAAAACCGGCCTAAGCCGGTCTTCTCCTACGCTGCTATTTGAAACCAGTCTGGCACCGGTCGTTTAGTCCATGCCATCTTGAATCGATCCTGTTTGGTCTGATAGAACTTACGATAAGATCCTACGATGTCCTTGTAGTCCATGCACTCAGGATTGGCCTTCATGGCCAGTGGTTGTGGAGTCTTATAGCCAACTGGAATATTACGAGGCGGAGACTTAAGAGCCTCACGAAGCAACGTATCAGTGGCATGAACCTTGCCATAACGATACGTGTATTCGTCACATAGAGCTACAAAATGGACATAATGCCAGTTGTAGTTGTTGTTGCTCTCGGCCGTCCAGATGGTACAAGGGTGATGCATATGCACTGCCTTGTAGAACGTATCTTCGCGCTGGTCTGGCAAGACCCAGTACTTTGACATGGTCTTGCCAGACTTTGATGGCTTACGAGTTTCCACGCCATCAAGCATACGATGAACTGTCGAAAGCATTTGAGCACTTTCGACAATCATCTTGACAACGTGCTTGTCACATTGTAGTTGAGCTGCAACTACAGGGTCATGATCTAGAACAAATAAATTCATGGAAACATCTCATCACTGTTTAGCATTTCATCTCGCTCCTCTGGCGTTACCTTATTTGTAAGTATACCATATACCAAAAAAGAAATAATGAACACCATAAAAATGAGCAACATTACACTTGAATTCCTGTTATTTGTTTAATATACTGAGTTGCTACCATCTGACCAGTTTTAACAGCACCAACAATTGTGGTATCTGAAATCAAAACATTACTATCCGGAGCAGAGACAAGCCATGGCATCATGCCAAATCCACCATTGCCAGTCATGGCAATCGATCGTGGCTTAAGGAGCTCAGTCACTCCACCTTCCTGCTTCACTCGAGCAATGATTTCCTCACCCGAGATAAGCTTAATTGTATAAACTTCATTCTGTTCCATTATAATCTACCTTATGAATCATATTAAATTTTTGCGCATCCGTCCAAACTTTGAGATACTCATTATCCTCATCAAACAATCGAAGATACTCTGCGTCATCAATGACACGAGCATAACTGATTGTCTCGTCAAGATGTAACTGACTAAACTCTTCGGCTTCTTTCATCGTCACAACGTCTTTAGCATGTTCTGCGCTCTCACATTCGATAACGTATCGCATGCGAAACATGTCGATTGTCTCTACAAGATACTTAGGCATTTGTAATCTCCGTATACTGAGTTTCACCATACTGCCGAGAATATGACCATTTACGATTACAGACAGTGCATCTCAGAGCACCAGAGGTGATGTTGCCATCCGGATTCGTATTGTTTCCATGCTTATCGTAGGTAGGAGGAAAGTACATGCATGTTGTCATGCTCATACCGTCCTCCTGAAAACGACAGTCTTTGTCACAGTCAAGATTAGGGATCAAAGTTCGGGTTCCAACTTATCAAACTCAACAGTACCAGGAACAGTGTACCAGCTGATAACACGCTCGAGTGACTCAATCATCTTACGGATCTCCACACGATCCTCTTCAGGATCTATTGAAAACACCTTTGCAGTACCACGCTCATAATCTTTTAACAAGGATGAGCGTGTTTCAAACAACTGATCAACAATAATTTGATCAACAGCTTCAGCATTGAGTTCTACAGTAATCTTATTCATTAAAGGGCTCCAAAGTAATTAAAGGTTTGCTGTTTTTGACGAGTTAGCTTCAGACGAGAACCATTCTTTGCACGATATTCAAACGTACCAGTTTCGCCATTGACATTAACCAGTTCAGACTGATCGAACCTGTAGCCTTCACATCCATCGAATTCATCAGGTCCATCGATATCTTCATCGTCGTTAAGTTCAATAAAGATAGAGTTGCTAGCCAGCGGGTTGCGATTCCACATCTTGGTATACAAGAGCTTGTCTTCGATCTGCTTACCATTCTCGGCAAACAACTCGACCTTGAACTTGGCCTCGTCGCGACTGTCGTACTCTGGTTTAGCATTCAAGAGTCGCATAACTTCCTGAGGAGTCTCGTTATAACGATTCATGTCTTCGACCATTGCCTTCAGCATGTCAAAGTTGAACTCGGTAAACAGAGTAGCGATCTTCGTGATCTGATCGATATGCGACTTATCATTAAGATTATCATTGCAATATTCGACGATGAACTCGGCAGTCAGACCCTTGAAGTCGATCATATAGAAGATACGACCAGGACGGTTACGCATGTGCTGATCGATACGCCACTTATCATTACAAGTCAGAACAAACAACTTCTTCGAAGGAAACACGCCATCAAGCAGAGTCAGGATAGCTTCCTGCTTTTGATGGTTGTAGACCTTCTCGAACTCGTCAAACAAGATAATGCATGGCTGATCGATGTCTGCAAGGAACTTATTGAAAGCATCGCCAGTCCAGTCATGGTTGATGATGATGGTAGGAATACCAAGCTCGTAGCCGAGAATGGAAAGCTGCTTTGCAAGCAGAGTCTTACCAGAACCCTTCTCGCCAGTTAGCATGACACCAGTGCTGGAAGGACGGTCGGCAAAAGTACGATGAATACGATCAGCATGCTTCAAGCAATCGCCGTAATATTTGGAAAGAGGCTTAAACTTATCAGTTTCCTCGAGGAATAGATTACCAAACTGATCTTGCTTAATGATGTAGTTACCAGCAGGCAGCAACTCATGGAGATCCAGAGCAGCTTCGTCAGTTACACGGTAAGTATTACCAGCACGCAAAAAATAAGTCATTACATTATCACCTTCTTATAACGATTAATAGTTCCATCAGCCTCTTCGACCATAATTTCATCCATACGAGGATTGTGGGCCAAGATGCGTTGCTCATGATCTGCAATAATTTTGCCAGCTTCACGAAGAGTACGCATCACAGCATTAGCGATACCGAACTTATTGCGGCCGGTATTTTGTGCTTCTTCTACGACCTCACCACATGCTCGATACAACTCATCGGACAATGACCAAGATAAGTCGACCGCATTGGCAAAGTCGCCTACACGACGAAGATACTCTTGGCCACCATCGACCGAGACAGCACCACATGTGCACGTCACAAAGTCATGACGGTGCTTTGAGACGATGAGGTCTCCACATGACAAACAATTTACTGCATTCTGAATAATCATGCTATAAGCCTTTCGTGTACTTGTTTAATGTGTTTGCACTTTCCATGAAAGTTGAAGCCAGTGCAATTGCAGACCCAGCCACGTCCAGTCATAGTGGTATGATAGGTCTTACCTTGAGAGTTAGTGTATGGCCATGAGAAACCGACAAGGTGATGGTCTTCATTGAAGTTGATACCATCGAGCTTGAGAGGTACCTTGAACGGACTTACGCCATAAAGATTTAATGTTTCAATCATAATTCAGTCTACCACCATTTGCAAAAAATGTCAACTAAAAAAGTAAGGCAAACAGACATAAAAATATAAGTCCGTAGAAAGCAAGATTAAAAATAGTCTTGGCGACCTTAAGTCCGATCAAAAGAAAGAAACCAAAGGCCGCCAAGAAAGGCAACGATAAGAGTAGGAGAGCGATGCTCAACCGCGCCTCTTACCAGTTGCCGGGTCGGCCGCATCAGACTTGGAAAGGACAACAAGTCCGCCTTTGTTATAGGCTTGGCCGACGATAAACTTACTACTTACTTCGAGCTTTTCACGCTCATAGGAATGGTTCTTTGAAAGGTGTACACCAATTTGATTTTGCGAAGGATACTTCTGGCGATGGTCTGAGACCCTGTAGTCAGGCATTGGTGTGCCACGAAGCTTAGGTTTGTAATTACCTTTACGATACTGAATGTATTCGTCAAAGGTTTTAGCTTTGATACCAAGACGTTTGCACTGGCGTTTATGATCGAGCCAGTCCATAGCCATCTTGGTATGAGACGAAGTTGTAACTTTTTTGTTACGTTTACCAGTATGAGTGGTAGTGTAAGCAGGACCTAAAAGATGCATTGTCATAATGTTACCTCCAGATTTTGTTATACACCACCACTCAAATAATGTCAACCGGTAATTAGCGGCCTACGTTTACAATGCCCTTGAAGTCATAAGGAACAACAACGGTATTCACCTTGCCAGCCTTAACACCTTCAGCAATATCCTGTAGTGCCATAGCAGCCATGTACTCAGTAGCACCCTTG